CAAAACTTAAAAAGTTCTTAGATGGCTTAGACGAAGATCAAAGCTACAAAGAAACTGACTTATATCAACTAGGATTTGAAGATGGTCAGGACATGGGTAAAGATCTAGCAGATCAACGCCATCGACAAGAGCTTGTTGCAATACGCACAATGATCGATGCATTAATCGCTTCAAAGTAAACAGTATAGGGCGGCTTAGGTCGCCCTACATTGTATAAATACAGTAGCAGGAGATTAATATGGCAGTTGTTCAAATATCAAGGATTCAAGTTAGACGTGGTAAAAGAGGCGTCGATAATATCCCACAACTTGCTTCAGGCGAGCTAGGGTGGGCAGTTGATACACAAGAATTTTATATTGGTAACGGATCTGTAAGTGAAGGTGCACCAGCAGTTGGTAACACAAAGATCTTAACAGAACACGACAGTATAATTGAATTAGCTGGTACCTATACTTATAAATCAGGTTCGGGTGCTATGCAAACTGGACCAACAGCCACTCAGCCAATCAAAAGAAGTTTACAAGATAGACTAGATGATGTTGTAAACGGAAAGAACTTTGGCATTACAGGTGACGGTGTAACTGACGATACAGCCGCACTTCAAAGAGCAATTAATCAACTGTATCTAAACACCAACTATGCAAACCCAGTTAGCAGAGTAACACTAATACTAGATCCTGGCACATATGTTTTAACAAGCACAATTAGTATTCCACCATACGCAAGTATTCAAGGTGCTGGTACTGATAAGACTGTTTTCAATATTAGTGCAACCGAAGGTTTTACTTTTGTAAAAGGTGACAGTGATCCAATAGACTATAACAACCAAGCAAGATATGTAAGAATGAGTGGTATTACATTAAACCAAACAGTAAGTGGTGTAATGTTTGACGCTCACAGCGTAAGAGATTCAGAATTTGTAGATCTTAAACTTGCGGGTGTATGGAATAGCGGTGATGCAATTAGCTCTGCACAAAAAGGTTTTGATATTATCGGTGATAGTGCGGCAGTAATGAGTAACAATTTAACACTTGACAACGTTGAAATAAGAGCGTATAGTTATCCTATATACAGTGATTATGCTATTAAGAATACATTAATCAAAAACTGTAAGTTTGATACAAATGGATATGGAATCGTGTTAGGTGAAAATATTGTACTAGGACAACTTGGACAAGAACAAGGTCCATCATATCTGCGTGTTCAGAATACTGTCTTTGACGAAATAGCTAGAAATGCTATTTGGGCAAAAGAAGGTACAGACATTAGTAGTCTTAACAACTCTTTTTATAGCGTTGGTAACCAAAGTGGTACAGAGGCACAAAGTACATATGCTGTTTTAAAATTTGATAAAGCAGGTAATACAAGTGCAGGTGACTACTTTAAAAGATTTGATCTACTAAGCTACGACCAACAGTATATATTAAATCAAAAGTTTACTCCTGTTATTGAAGGAACTCATGTAGCGGATCTAAACAAAGGTGCAACTCTTAGTGTAACTAACGAACCAGTTGCTAATAGATATTTTAGATTGCCAGGAGATGCAAACACAAACTATGAAATTGAATATGTTTATCATAGTACAGCATTCCAAGCACACCGCAATGGAATCCTTTATATAACACTAGATGCAGACAATGATAATATAATGGTTAGAGATGAATTTGATTTTGCAGGAACCAACAGCTTATTGAATAACTTCACGCTGAGTGCAAATTATGTAGATGAAAATGCAGACGCAACCAAAGACACAGTAGAAATTAACGTAACAAACACAACAGTAACAGATGCAGGCACAATCACATTTAAGGTAAAATCAAAACGGTAGGCTAAGTGCAGGACAAAAAATACGAAGAACGTTTATCTGAATGGTCAGAATTCAGAAAAACTTTAGAAGATTCTCAAGATCCATTACAGGATGTAATTAACTTTTACAACACTATTCCATTAGTAAGTATCCACACAGATCCTTATGATAAGAATACCTGGCCTACTGCATGGGAATTAATACATGACAATCAATACTGTGACTTCTGTATTGTACTAGGAATGTACTATTCTTTACAATTAACTGAACGTTTTTCAGGTGAAAAATTTGAGATACATATTGGTGTAGATAGGGATAAAACTGATTACTTTTATTTGCTTGTGGTAGGCGATAGAGTACTTGGTTTAAACAGAACTAAACACATCAGCAAGAAACAAGCGTTTGAATACTTTATTTCACAACAGAGTTATCAGATGCATAACCAACAATAAATACCACACTTAACAAGGAGAAAAGATAATGTCAAATGGTACCATGATTGTAAAAAGAGATGGTAGAAAAGAAAATCTCAATATTGATAAAATACATTTTGTTGTTGAACATGCTTGCAATAACCTAGCTGGAGTAAGTAGCTCACAAATTGAAATGAATGCTAACCTACAATTTTACGATGGTATGACAACTGAAGAAATACAAGAAATATTAATCCGCAGTGCAAATGACCTTATCTCTCTAGAAAATCCAAACTACCAATACGCGGCCGCTCGTTTGTTGTTATACGGAATCAACAAACAAGTTTTTGGCAGATATGAACATGTTACTCTCCTTGATATGATTAAAAAGAATATCGGTCGTGGTGTGTATGATGCACAAATTTTAGATTTATATACAGAAGAAGAAATTGCAAAACTAGACAGTTACATTCATCACAAGCGTGATGAGAACTTTACCTACGCAGGTTTGCGTCAGGTAGTAGACAAATATCTCGTACAGGATAGATCATCAGGAGAAATCTTTGAGACTCCTCAGTTCATGTATATGATGATTGCGGCTACACTGTTTGCAAATTATCCAAAGGAAGATAGATTATATTACGTAAGGAGATATTATGACTCGACCTCGCTTTTTAAACTTAACATCCCAACGCCAGTCATGGCAGGAGTGCGTACTCCAGTTAGGCAGTTTGCCTCTTGTGTTCTTGTTGACAGCGACGACACACTCGATTCGATCTTTGCGTCAGACATGTCCATCGGTAGATACACAGCTCAAAGAGCTGGTATCGGCATTAACGCAGGACGTATCAGAGGCGTCAACGCAAAAATCAGAGGAGGAGAAGTAGCACACACAGGAATAATCCCGTTCCTAAAAAAGTTTGAAGCAACAGTAAGATGTTGTACACAAAATGGTGTACGTGGCGGTAGTGCTACAACCCACTTCCCGTTTTGGCATCAAGAAATTGAAGACATCCTTGTGTTAAAAAATAACAAAGGTACAGAAGATAACAGAGTGCGTAAGTTGGATTACAGTATTCAACTTAACAAAACAATGTACGAGCGTTTGCTTGGGGGCGGCGACATTACATTGTTCAGCCCCCACGATGTTCCTGGATTGTATGATGCATATTTTGGAGATCCAGATGCGTTTAAAACAATGTATGAAATGTATGAACGCAAAACATCTATCAAAAAGAAAACAATTCCTGCAATGGATTTATTTTCAGCACTTATTAAAGAACGTGCAGAAACAGGACGTATCTATATTATGAATGTAGATCATTGTAATACACACAGCTCATTCAAAGATACTGTATACATGAGCAACTTGTGTCAAGAGATTACACTTCCAACAAAACCGTTGCAACACATTGATGATGAAGAAGGTGAAATTGCACTTTGTATTCTTTCAGCTATCAATGTTGGTCTTATTAAAGAACTAGATGACCTTGAAGAACTTTGTGATCTTGCTGTACGAGCATTAGAAGAAATTATTGACTACCAACGTTATCCAATTAAGGCCGCAGAAATTAGTACAAAAGCAAGACGTAGTTTAGGTATTGGTTATATTGGACTTGCACATTATCTCGCAAAAAACAAAGTAAACTATGCAGACAAGAAAGCATGGAAACTTGTACACGATTTGACAGAAGCATTTCAATACTATCTACTCAAAGCCAGCAACAGCCTAGCACAGGAGCGTGGTGCATGTGAATATTTTAACCGCACTAAATACAGTGACGGCATCCTTCCTGTTGACACTTACAAGAAAGATGTTGATAATATTGTTGATGGAAAATTAAATTATGATTGGAATGGTTTACGCGATGATATCAAACAACACGGCCTTCGACATTCGACATTGTCCGCTCAGATGCCATCAGAAAGCAGTTCCGTTGTGTCGAACGCGACTAACGGAATCGAACCACCACGCGGATACTTGTCCGTTAAGAAGTCCAAAAAAGGGCCTCTTAAGCAGATTGTTCCGCAGTATCAAACTCTAAAGAACTACTATACACTACTATGGGATATGCCTAATAATGAAGGTTATATCAACGTTGTTGCTGTAATGCAAAAGTTCTTTGATCAAGCTATTAGTGGTAATTGGAGTTATAATCCAACACACTTTGAAAATAATGAAGTTCCTATGAGTGTTATGATACAAGATTTATTAAATACGTATAAGTATGGTTGGAAAACTTCATACTATCAAAACACTTATGATTACAAAACTGATCCAAGTGAAATGAAAGATGAAGAAGAAAAACCACAACCATTAGAACGTTCTGAGTTTATGGGAACGGATGAAGAGTACGATGAATATTGTGAAGCGTGTGCAATTTAGGTTGACACTGCTTTACAAAGATCGTATACTATAGGAAAATTAGGAAAGAGACACACATGGCAAAGACTGTTTTTAACAAAGAAAAAGTTGACTTCACAAAGCAAAATATGTTTTTTGGGGCTGATCAAAATACACAAAGGTATGACACATTTAAGTTCCCTGTGTTTGATAAATTAAATCAAACAATGCTAGGTTACTTTTGGCGTCCTGAGGAAGTAAGTTTGCAGAAAGATCGTGCTGACTATGCAAACTTCCGTCCAGAGCAAAAACATATTTTTACTGCTAACTTGAAGTACCAAACTTTGTTAGACAGTGTACAAGGACGCGGTCCTTGTCTTGCATTTCTTCCGCATGTATCATTACCTGAGCTAGAAGGATGTATTGTTACTTGGGACTTCTTTGAAACAATTCATTCACGTTCATATACACACATTATGAAAAATGTTTATGCTGATCCTTCAGAAGTATTTGATACTATTTTAGATGACGAAAAGATTCTTGAACGTGCTGTAAGTGTTACAAAACATTACGATGCGTTTAATGAAGCAGTTGATAACTTTATGCACAAAGGCAAAGGCACAATGCGTGAAGTTAAAAAGAAATTGTACCTTGCAATGATGACAGTAAATATCTTAGAAGGTTTAAGATTTTATGTAAGTTTTGCATGTACATTTGGTTTTGGCGAACTTAAACTTATGGAAGGTTCGGCAAAAATTATTTCTCTTATTGCTCGTGACGAAGCACAACACCTAGCGTTGAGTACACACATTTTAAAACTTTGGGCGCAAGGTAAAGATGATCCAGAAATGGCAAAGATTGCTAAGTCATGCGAAAAAGAAGTTTACGACCTGTGGCGTGAATGTGTAGCAGAAGAGAAAGCATGGGCAGAATATTTGTTCAAAGACGGTTCAATGATTGGTTTGAATACAACATTGTTACACCAGTACGTAGAGTACATTGCTAATCGTAGACTTAAGGCTTTAGGTTTGCAAGCAATCTTTGATCAGCCAGTTAATACAAATCCGCTACCGTGGACACAACACTGGTTGAGTAGTTCAGGACTTCAAGTTGCACCACAAGAAACTGAAGTTGAGAGCTACATCATTGGGGGCATTAAACAAGATGTAAGCAAAGACTCATTGAAAGGATTTAGTTTATGAGCATAGAAATATGGGGCAAGCCTGCTTGTCCTTCTTGCATGAAAGCGAAGCAATTATGCGAGACAAGAGGTTTCAAGTTTACCTACAAAGAACTTGGAAAAGACTTTGACCGTGAAGAAGTTTTTGAAAACTTTCCGGAAGCGCGAACGTTCCCACAAATCAAAGTAAATGGTAAAGGTGTTGGAGGCTACGAGCAATTTGCAAAGTATGTTGAAGACACAAACTATACAGGAACAGGACACTCTTTATAATGTTAATTGAAGCACCTTATAAAAAAGGGGACACCATCTCTATTAAACTTACTAGTGGCGAAGAAATTGTAGCAAGACTAGATGAAGAAGCAAGAGACTACATGATGTTACACAAACCAATGTGTTTGGTTATGGGTCAAAATGGTGTAGGACTTGCACCATTTATGATGAGCGTTAATCCTGAAAAAGAAAAATATAAATTACTAACCAGTTCTGTTGCTATGGTCAGCCGTACAGATGATAATATATCTAAGACGTATGTTGAAACAACAACAGGACTTAAATTAAACTAGGAGGACAATATGTCAACACACGAACAAATCGTACAAGCGTTTAATAACTACCTCGCTGAGTCAGAAACATTCGAAGATAAGAGTGTTAAGGCCGCGGCCGCAAGAGCTCGTAAAGCTCTAGGTGACCTAGGTAAACTTACAAAGGAACGCCGTAAAGAGATCCAAGAAAAAAAGAACGCAATGTAATTTTTCTGAAAAGGTTTGTTAATTAATGGTTGACAAACCTTTTCTCTTCTGTTATAAATAAACTGTTAATGTTGAAGCAACATGGACACATATCGGACCGCGGGGCAGTACCGCGCAGGTCCACCATAAACACATGAGAGTAGATGCACCTGCTTTCCTGTGCATAGGACAAGGACCGAGAGGTTGCAAGTCATGTGCTTATGATGGGCCTGAACTAGGATCGACGAGTGTAGGAAGTGAAGTGGAGTTAACCGGATGACTGCGTTATTGGTCAAACTTTATAATTGCAAACGACAATTATGCGCCAGAAATGGCAATGGCGGCCTAGATTAGGCTAACGGGGTTGGCAACTTACCTGGCAACAGAAAAGTTGCTTTTTTCTTGACATTTTTGTAATAATATTATATAATAAAGACTTTATGCTAAGGAGTCTTTTAATTTTATTATTACTTACTACATCAGTAATTGCTAATGATGAAACTTGTAGTTGGAATGATGATCCTCCTTGTCTACATCTAACTATACCGTTAGGTAATAGTAATCTTACAGGAGATGCAATTTCTCCTTCGTATGTTATATCTAAAACTGAAATAGAAAAACACAACCTAGTAGACTTACCAAGTGTGCTTAACTTTGTACAAGGAGTTGATGTAGCACAATCTGGAACTACTGGGCAACAAGCATCAATATTCCTAAGAGGATCTAACAGCAATCATACACAAGTTTTGTTAAACGGTATTCCTATAAATGATTTCTCTACACCAACAGGTGCATTTGATATAGGACAAGACTTTATGTTTAATGTTTACCAAATTGATGTCTACAAAGGAAGTGCAGGAGCACATTTTGGTGCAGATGCAATAGGCGGTGCTATTAATTTTATAACAACAGTTGATTATCAAAATAAAGTTAAAGCTGATCCTAACACTGTAAGCGGAAACTATTATGTGAAAACATACAATGACTGGGATATAAGTTTTTCAGGAGGTGTACACGAATCTGAAACACAGTCAGCACTTGCAGGCGCAGAAGAAAAAGATGGTGTAGAAGCAAAGAACATAGGAATAAACACAAGCAAATGGTTTGACTATAATTTACATTGGCGTAATAGTTTTTTTGCTAGAAATACTTTTGCAGAAATAGACGGACATAGTTTAGATATACAAGAAGGCAAATGGGCTGACAATACTTTTTACGCATTTCAAACAGGCTTAGATTATTATAATAAACTAGGAACTACTACACTTACTTTACATACACACGAATATGATAGACAGTATGATGATGCACATTATCAAAGCAACAGCTATATGATAAAAGGTGAACACAAAAAAGATAATTGGGGATTAGGATTTGATTACAAACATGATGAATCTAAAACCAACAAATACCATAACATAGGTTTATATGGAAATTTTAGTTACGATATATTTTCTTATCACTACAGACTAGATGAAGATGCAAGTACCTACAAGATAGGATTCATACAACCTATAAAAGATTTTACATTACGTGGCAATCATTCAACAGGATATAAAAATGCTACAACATGGACAGATAAAGAACACAGTAATACACAAGAAATAAGTTTAGATTACAAAAACTTTACTTCTACATTTTTTCAATCTGATATCGGTGACCTCAACAACCAAGGAATAGAATTAAGCTACAATCAAAAAAATCTAAAACTTTTTGCTAGTTACATAGACAGTGAAAAGTTTGACATAAAGTCTCTTAGACGTCCTAATTATAATTTAGGACTATTACATAATTTAGAAATAGATTCATATAATATTACTACCAACTACAAATACAAAGGCAAACATTTAGATATACACAATTCAAATTGGACTACAATTAATATGCCAGAATTACATCTATTAGATTTAAGTTTTAGCAAAAACTATTACGGAATTAATCTAGGTGTTACAATGGCAAATGTACTTAACGAGCAGTACGAGTCACCGCACGGATTTAGTCAAGATGGACGTTCATTAAAATTTATGATTTCGTCTAGTTTTTGATATATAAGTTTGTGTTGTTCATATGCAACACAATTAAAGTTTTTTGTCGTGGTTGGCAAAATAACTTGAACTTTTTTGAAAGAGAAAGTATACATACTATAGAGCATAATAACCTCCCCCCCATTATGTTCTTACAATAAAAAAAGGAAAGAATAAGCAATGATTAAACAACTTGCCACAGTGGCCTTATTGGCTATGTCTTCTCCTGTAATTGCGGAAGAGGCTTCAGGCCTTAGCTTTTCAGGCGAATTAGATTCTCAGTACAATGTTAACACAGAAGTACTAGATGTTACATTGACACCTAAAGCATCTTATTGGTTAGGTGGTGCAACTGAGTTATCAGTTGGTACAGATTTAACTGTATGGAATAACAACACAGATTTTATGTTGTTGGACCACACAGATACATTACCTACACTAGATTTCAAAGCTGAACATATGATGGACAGCAACTGGAAAGTGTATGGTGAAGTTTCGTACAATTTAGAAACTGAAACAAGAAGCGACATCACAGTTGGCGCTTCATTTAGCTTCTAACATTAGCTGACATGGTCAGTTACTAAGGGTGCTTAACGCACCCTTTTTTTATGGCTATTCCTATAAATACACATATAATGATTGGGAGGTTATTATGAAGTTACACAAGGCATATATTGCACATGAACCTGTGTTTCACAAAACTAGCATAGGACGTAAGCCGTCGACATGCAAAATGAATAAAAGTAAACGCAGAAGTTTCAAAAAGTACAGAGGACAAGGAAGATAATAAATGGCAGAAACAGATGACAAAGGTAAAATGGAGATTCAACTTCGTATACTAGGAAATGAGCTTGTGGCAATTAGAATGGATGTAGACGACTTCAAAATGAAATGGTTAGTCATTGGCGTCATTGCTATTGTTGCACTAGGATGGGCCGCAGGAAACTTTGGGCCGCCTTTAATAGAAATGTTTGGCAGTGAATAATGTGGGCTTTGTTATGGATAGCGTTAACTGCTACTAACCAAATGGAAACATACCATATTGGTAACTATGAAGATAAAGAAACTTGCGTTTCAGCAATGAGTAAAGCAAGTGT